CAGTGGAGAGGCATGCCTGATTGTTCGTACATCCGGAAGGCGTCAGGATGCAGCTTCCGGGCGACGTAGAGAGTTCTCTCTTTGCGCCACCCAGGAGCGGCGTCCTCGTACTCTTTCTGGAGTGTGGCAGGTAAGGTGAGCCAGATTGGTGCGGTGGATTTCTCGTTGAACACGTTCTTGGCACTGGCTAATGCAGACAGTGTTGGGCGGGGACAGCGGGAAATGCGTCGGTGGAGTAGTATGTCGGGATCTGGATCCGGAACCGGGGTTGCCCCCGGCTCGGTTGGTAGTTTGGGTAGTCGTTCGATTCGGGCCTTGGGTTCGAGGAGAAAGAGACGCTCAACAAAGATCAGACCGCTCTCTGAGCGGAATGACTTTGCGAGATTCGGCACCAGTCGAATCCGGTGAAGGTTTTCGAGGTACCTGGCCGACGCGGATTTTGTCCACGCCGCACCCATATCGTCTCCACAGGTAACAAAGGACTTTGCAGTTCCGGGTGGTTGAGCCCGGGTAGCTGCCCAGTCGTTAACGATGGTCAGGATGGGCCACGCGAGGGGGAGTCCCATAAGAGCTCCTCTTTTCGTAGTCTGGCCCTGATAGTCTTCGAGTCCTTCGGGAAATGATTCTTGGTCAAGGATCATCTCCCCTATGAGGGTGCTCCCAACCCATTGGTAGTGGGCCGGGAACTCTTCCTTGAGGACGTCCCAGATGCCACTCCAGACTGCTTGATTCACCTTGTGAGTTAGGTAGTCCGAAGCGGCAGATAGGTCGGCTGAGAGGAACTCGAATTCGTCGTCGTTAGCGAACAGGTCTACTCCGCGCTTGATTAGAGCAGGGACATCCTCTTGTCCCCGGAGTGCATAGTTCGCCGTTTCTAGGTGTCGTAGCAAAGTGAGAAGTACACGATTTATCCTCTGGCCGGCAACGACCAGAGGTGCTTCAGAAATCGTGGCAAGTCGGAATTTCTGCCCCCGCTCCCTGAGCAGCAGAGGTTTCATCCTTGGGATCGGGAGTTTCGTGATGTACTGGAGGAGGTCTGCCTCCGCCAATGCGTTAACGACTCTCTCGGTCGCAAGGGCTTGCGTTCCTACATCCCAATCCTTGTCGATAGCGGGGATCCTGCCTGACTCGGGCACAGCGACCTTTACCAGGTCGCTTGTGAACGGGTTGGGTTCACGGAGGAACTCATCCATGCTCATCTTCATGAGCTCGGACGAGGGAATTGAGC